TATACCAGAAAGCCGATTGCAATCCGTCTTTATTCTCGCTGACGAAATCCTTTGCTCCCTGGGGAATGTCTGTAATAACCTGCTCTTTCGGAACTGTGTCATTCAGCAGAAAATCCGCAAAATTTTCTGGTTCCATCGTAATGGGAGTAGCGAAGCAGATACAGAAAGGATGGAAGCCTGTAAACTTGAATGTTTTAGGATATTTTCCAACCATCGCATCACAGATCTTACACGGTCCGCGATTATTGGCCGAACGCTGTATCTCAATTCCTAGTATAAAATCCTGTTTACTCCAACGTTCATAGTCTGCACTACGATAAGCTGTGTTCGTAGTTGTTGCAGATGTTCGGAGAGCGTTCTTGTATGCAGAGCGGTATACACCTTGCCCTGGATGATAATCTTTCATCGGTTGTGATAGAACCAATTCACCTTTCTCATTTCGGATCCGGCGAAAACGTTTTTGGGGATTTTGCAAAATTTGCCGTATATCACTACTGATTCCGTTTGAATTACGTCCGGCAACTACGCCGCTATCAAGATAGAATTCGAGTTGCGATTTCGTTTGCTGTGTAATATTCCAAACTCTATCAGACAATTTTAGACCGTTGGAATCTATATCATTCTTTAGAGCCTCAAATGCAGATAGGCTATGAGTAAACATTCCATCCTTAGTTGCGCTAGAAATAGACATTCCCTTGATGAACAGGGAAATAAAATCATCATTCTTCCTCTCTGCTCGTTCCCAGCCATCCTTTTGGAATGCGGAAATATTAGCATATAACATTGATTCAAGGTTTAGTAGTTCCCGGTCAACCGCACTCTCTATTCCCTGATTGCTTATCCATACATTGTTTTTCCCCGCATCTGACCATTTACGGA